CAAATAGTTCTTTTGACATATTTCTTTTTCTTTCTATAATGGCAGGATCATCTAGTCCCTCTGGAAACTCATATTGGTTTACCCAAGACGGAGATGTATGGCTTGACCATAACGGATCATTTGCTCCTAGTTTAAACAAATCGTATATCCAGTTTCTTCCTTCTGGAGTTGTAATAAAAATAACTCTCCCTTTTCTTCCTGCAACTGTTGGAGATAAATACATATCCCAAATCTTTTTATTCATCTTGGCTACCTCATCTATAACCAAGAGGTCACAGCCTTCACCCACAAGAGAATCTGGATTATCTGCCGACATTCCCTCAACAGTAGTACCCCATTTGAAACGGATGTACATATCCTTTTCAGATGCTTTATCTACATCTTCTCCATGACCTATAACCATTCGTTGCCACACTTCTCTAAATATTAATCTAGCTTTTCTGTAGGACATTCCTACAAGCCAAATACGTTTATTAGGCTGAGATGCAACAAAGGTTGCTTCCATAGCACTTGCCCAAGTTTTCCCAAATCTTCTTCCACAGACTACTACTTGAAATCTAGCATCCTGTTTCTGAGGGTAATGAAGTGCTAATTGCCCATTGTGTGGTTCGTATCCTAGATAGTCAAACCATTTTCTTTTAAATTCGTAATTTTTTTCTTGCATTAGATTACTTTTATAACTTACATTATACTATCTATTTAATGCAAGGTTTATTCTTGCAATTAACCAACTCACTTAAGAGGTAAAAATGTCCGAAGAACAAAACATCGAGCCAGATGTAAAACAGGAATCCGTCACACAAGACGCACACAATGTACCACTAACGAGGCTTAATGAAGTAATAACTGAACGTAATGAATTACGAGATCAGATGAAAGCCTTTGCAACAAAAGAGGAAGATCAAAGAAGAGCAAAGCTACAAGAAGAAGAGAAATGGCAAGAGTTAAACTCTGAGCTAGTAAAAGAAGTAGATTCCTATAAAGGTTATAAAGAAAAATGGGAAGATATGGACAGTAGACTTCGTGAAACAGCTTTAGCTAGACTTCCTGAATCTAAAAGAGAAAAATTTGCTAGTGTTGATACTGATATACTTCTAAACATCGTTGAAGAATTTTCTGAGGTAGAAAAACAAAACCCACCAGATAGAAAAGGGACTGTGCCTTCAGGTACGCCTTCTGATTGGGTAGCTATGCCAGATGAGCAACGAAGAAGTAATTGGCAAGCAATACTAGATTCATACATTAAAAGGTAAATTAAATGGCAAAACATTATCAAGGTAGTCCAGTAACTACCACAACAGATCAGCATTTTATCCCAGAAATTTGGGCAGATGGTATCTATAAATACTTTGAGCGTAAAAGTGTATTTAGAGGTCTTATAGATGACTATTCAGCATTAGTTGGATCAAAAGGCTATGGAGATGCAATCAATATTCCAGAAATGAGTTTAATTAGTGCTTCAGATAAATCAGCAGGATCAGATGTATCCTATGATGCAACTGCAACCACTACAACTCAGCTATCAATTAACAAGCACAAGTATGTTGCAAAGTTATTTGAAGATGTAGCTTTGATTCAGTCTGAGGCTGATTTAGTAGCTAAGTATTCAAGAATGATGGGTGAAGCTCTTGCTCGTCAGGTAGATGCTGATATTTGGGGTGAGTTAGATGGATTAAATGAATCTCAGGCATTATCTGCTGATGATACATTAACTGCATCTGTATTTGAATCTGCTCTTGCTACATTAGGTGAAGCAGACATTCCTTACATGGACGGTGAATGTGCTATGGTTGTTAATCCAACTTTATTTGCAGATATACTTAACCCATCTGCTGGTATAGCACAGTATTTCATTCGTAATGATGCTGTCGGTGAAGGAAATCGTGGACTAAGATCGGGAATGGTTGGATCATTATATGGAATTGACGTATATATGAGCAATACAGTTTCAACTGGTGGTACAGCAACTACAATTCCGGGTGCAATCTTTCATAAATCAGCTTGTGTTTTTGCTTCACAGCAAGAAGTAAGGGTTCAGTCAGAGTATTCTGTTGATGCTTTAGGTACAAAAGTTGTATCTGATTTATTATACGGAGTTAAATTGATTGATGATTCTGATAATAAGAAAGGTGTTAAGTTTACTAACAAAGACTAATAACCTAGTTTTAATTGGGGGTAGGTTTATTCCTGCCCCCATTAGATTGGAGATTTTATGCAATATTGGTTTAAAAATGGAAGAATAGAAAGACTTGAGGATGAGCTACTTAAACGACATCCTGAAAAATTAGACGAGTTAAAAGCTAAAGGCTATATTCGTATAATGAGTGAGAACGACTATTCTCCATTTAAGAAAAAGACTGTAAAGTCAGTTGCAAAAAAACTTGTTAAAAAAGTGAAAAAGAAAAAGAAATAAAGACTAAGACGATCTCGTTCACGCTTTAGTCATTAGCTTAGAGAGGAAGAAAAAATGGCAGACCTACATACATATTCAGTCCAAGAAGCACTTAACACTACTAGTGGGGGTCAATGGACAGTAGCAACAGCATTAACAGCAGGAAGTTCAGCAGATGTTGCAAATACTAAACACAAATTACTACACTCTAGTACAGGAACTATGGGTATCTACTCAGCAGTTGAAATCTACTATAATTTTACAGCATCAGAAACAAATATTGATCCTAGTAATGATCTTTTAATACCAGCAAATACAAACTTTTTTCTTACAGTTCCTAGAGGACTAGGGATGACAATATATTTTAATTATAACAGCACATCTACAAATACTGGTTCTGTTAGAATAGTGGAGATTTAAGATGTTTGGATCAATGGGACAAAGTGCCATAAAGAACCTCGGTAATGGTGGGGAAATGGATGGCGATGTTACAATCACAGGAGACTTAGAAGTACAGGGTGGAATATCTCTTAGTGTAGATGAAGTCATACAAGGCACATCAACTATTGATGTCACCAACACAGAAGCCTTATTGGTACGCAAGAATAATGCTGGTGGAAATGTCTTTGTTGTTGATACTACTAATTCAGGTGTTGGCATAAATACTTCTGCTGGTGGATGGGGTTTAAATGTAAAAGGTGCAGATGCCAATGTATTTAAAGTTCAAGCAAGTGATGGTAATACATTAAGTTTTTTACAAGGTAATGGCGGTCATGCAACACAAAAATGGTTTGCAGATGGGAACGTAACTAAAGTATTTATAAATACAGATGGCTCATCTTATTTTACTGGTGGCTCACTTGGTATAGGAACTGCTTCTCCAGCAGAAAAGCTTCATCTCAAAGGAGATGGATATAGGTTTGAAATCTCTAGTGCAGACTACGATATACTAAAGATAGGAGCATATGGAGATAGTGGGGGTGATGCCGATAATGGATTCCTAAACTTATTAAATGATGGTTCTGAAAAAATTAGACTACTAGCAGATGGAACATCTTATTTTAATGGTGGCAACGTAGGTATCGGAACTACGAATCCAGCAGTAAAACTAGATGTGTATGGTAGCCTCAATATTAGAAGTGCATATAACCTAACTTGGGGAGGAACTGCTGGTGCTAATACTCCTTTAATCTATGGAGTAAGTGATACAACTAATTCTAAATTAGTATTTCATGGAAGGGGAACAACAAGTGGAGCATCCTTAACAATCGATGCCAGTAATAACGCCACATTTGCTGGTTCAATAACTAGTGATGCGTTACTATCTAATACTTCATCAACTTATGATATTGGTTCAAGTTCTAATCTATGGAGAGATGCATACTTAAAAAATGGTGGTAGAGTATACTTTGGTGATACAGGCACATATGTTTATGGAAGCAGTAGCTTAGATGTCCTTTCATTTGCCGTAGGTGCGAATGAGCGTTTTAAACTTGATGTAAACTCCCGAATCTCACTAAGTAATAATGATAGTAGTGGAGCAGTTGGAACGACACTATTTGGTTATAAAGCTGGGTTAAGTATTGTAAGTGGAGCAATTCAAAATACATTTATAGGACATGAAGTATCAGATGCAACGATGACTGATGGTGCTGATTACAATACTGCGGTTGGAGCCTCTTCAATGTCTGCTTTAACAAGTGGCACTCAAAATACTGCTCATGGAATGAACTCATTACATAGAGTTACTTCAGGTAGTTACAATACTGCTATTGGAGTTGCAAGTTTAGAAGATATTACAACAACAAGTAATAATACTGCAGTGGGTAGACAGTCAGGCTTTTATAGTGTTGGCTCTGATAATACCTATATTGGCTTTCAATCGGGACTAGGTTCTGATGGTTCAGGTGCTGATAATCTCAATACCGCAGTAGGAAGTTTAAGTTTGACTTCTATTACAACTGGATATAATAATGTTGCACTTGGATATAGTGCATTAAAAAGTCAAACAACAGGAAGTAATAATATAGCTATTGGTTTAAATGCTCATAAATTAATTCCTATTAGTAGTAATAACATTGTTATTGGTGTAGATGCTATGGGATCTCAAGGTTCTCCAGCTAATAATTTAAACGATGTGGTTGCTATTGGACATGAAGCATTTAAAGGTACAGGAAGTGGAACTTCTGCACCGTCGGGAACAGTTGCAATAGGCTATCAATCACTTAAAGCCTTGACTTCAGGTGTTGGTAACGTAGCAGTTGGATATGAATCTCTTACTGTAAATACTAACGGAAATCAGAGTACCGCTATTGGACATCAAGCATTAAAAGCTCAAACAGGAACGTCTGGTGAGGTTGCAAATACTGCAGTTGGTTATCAAGCTGGTTTGGCTATCACCACAGGTATTCAAAATACAGCACTTGGCTCTGGTGCATTAAAAGCAACAGATGATGGTGGTTCTAACACAGCTATTGGTGCATTTACTATGGGGCTTGGAAATGCTGGTGGTAGTAATACAGCAGTAGGTGGTCAATGTTTAGTAGATGTGACTGGAAGTAATAATGTAGCAGTTGGCTTTCAAACTTTATTTGACCTTACATCTGGTGGTGAAAATATAGGCATAGGTCACTCAGCTGGTAAGCTAATGAATGGTGCTGAAGCTGGAAATACAATTATTGGTATTGGTTCTATGGCAGACGCTAACAATGATAGCACATCAAAAAATGTTGCAGTAGGTAATTATACATTAAATGACATAGGAACTAATGCTCAAGTAGGTTTAGTAGCTATTGGATATGAGGCACTAAGATCCTTGACTTCAGGTGCTGGTAATACATCAATAGGTTATCAAAGTTCTGAAGATGTCAATACAGGAGAATACAATACTGTAATGGGTTACCAAGCGTTTAGTGCTGATACAGATGGGAGTGC